GCTGTGTCGGCTGATCTGGGTTCGGATCGGCCTGAATCTGGGTTCGGTTGTGTGTGTGGTTCGGTGGCAATCGGTGCGATGGAGTGCCTTGCTGTGTGTGTGGTGCGACGCGTGTTGTTTATTATGATATATGGGAGGGTGGGCTTGTATCTTGTATCGGATCGGCCTATCGGTTCGGCTCTCGGCTGGCTCGGTTCGGCTTCCGTTTGGTCTGGGTCGGCGCGCTGCGACGCGGTTCGGTTGCCGTCTGCCAGCTGCGGCGGCTTCGGCTCTGCGGCGGCCAAATCGCACGGATTGAAAATCGACGACTCCCCCGCCCCCATGAAGTCGATTGTTACATATAACAGTTTTCAACCACGCATAAATTCCGGAAAAAAATTTTTGAAAATTTTGGAAAAATGCGGGTGTGTTATACTGCTGGCTGATATGCGGGTTGTATGCGATGGTTTAGAATTAGTCGGGAGGTAAATACCGATGAAGGGCAATCATGCAGGATTACAGCGTGGTCGGATGAAGGCTGGCGCTAAGAATTTTCCTCCGCCTGGGGGTTGGGACAACAAGTATTCCCGTCGTGCCAAGTGTGGTGCGAATGGGAGCAAGATGCCGAGTGCGAAGCGAGGCGGTGCTGTTCCGAGTTCGAGCGGTTAGAATTTTGGGTGTATGCGGGCGTGGGGTGTTTTCTCTTTTTTGTGTCCCGGTCTGGCTGATGAGGTACGGGCCGCTGATGTTTTGCGGCATCGATTCAAATCGAAGCGGCGTTTTCTGACAGTTGGGCTGGGTTTTTTTTTACATTTCCGCGTCCGCTGCATCTGATGGGTTTATGGGGATAGATGCGCAAGTTGAATTTTGAGAGTTGGGGCAGGGCTCGTGAGATACTGACTGGGGGCAGCAGGAGTTCGGTTTCGAGGACTGCGGTGGCTCGTGCGGCTGGGGTGAGTTTGCGCGAGATGGATGCGTGGGTTGAGCGTTCTCGTTTGGAGGATCCGGGGGATGAGCCTTGGGTGTGGGAGATAGCGAAGGTAGTGGACGAGGCGATGGAGTGGCAGGCTGGCGCTTTGGAGGATGAGGCGTGGCGTCGCGTGTTTGCGGGAAATGAGGTTGTGCGTTATGATGGGGATGGCGTTGAGCAGTCGCGTCAGGTGAGTTTTGACAACAGTTTGCTTGAGAAGATGTTGCGGGTGCGCGATGGTCGGTACATAGAAAAGAGTGCGTCGGTGAATCTGCATTTGAATGCGGATGTGGATTTTGAGGCGCTGGAGCGCAAGTGGGAGGCGCGCAAGCGCATGGAGAAGCTGCGCAGTGATGAGGTGGTAGTTGACAGCCGCGGAAGCGTTGTGGTGAGTGATTCTGATGCGGATGCGGGTCGGTATCTGGATGCGGTTGCGGTAGAGCAGGTGTCGAAGCGTCGGGCTGAGATTGAGCTTTTGGGCGATGCTCCGGATCTGGACGATTTATTTGATGATTTGTAAAAATGGGGAAATCTGACATGTTTGATAAGGAAAAGACTTTTGGGGAGCTGAGAGCTGTTGCGGTTCGCTTCGTGTGGCCGTATTCGGGGGTATACCAGGACAGGAATGGGCATGACTGGTATGACAAGGACAGGGCCGGCGCTCTCGAAAGGCAGTTGGAAACCCTGTCTGAAGTGCACTGCGGAAAGGATCGCGTGATTATCGGCGCTCTGGTGCATGAGGACGACGATAAAGTGGTGGTATCCCCCATGATTGAGTATGACGCGGATGACGAGATAGAGGGTTCGTCACCCACCTTCGGCTGTGTTTATTCGATTGAAAGGAGACTTGTAAAAAGCATAAACCGCATGGTTGTGTGGGATAGTTTTGTCGCTTTTGACAGCAGGGATATGTTTGAAAAGGGTCCGGGGAGAGATGACAGTGAAAATGATGATTAGCTCAAAGCGCGTTGTCATTGTCAAGTGGCGCCAGCGGATTCAGCACTGCGAGCCGGGCTGGGTGAGGTCTGCGGAGGATGTTGAAGAGCTCTGCGATGACTGGTCTCGGCAAAACGGTGAAGAGCGCGTCAATTTTGGAGTTCTGCTGCATGAGGATGACGGGGTAATCGTTATCGGTCAGGAGATAAGGCATCCCAAAGGGGCAGAGCCGCAGTTCGGTGCGGTGATGGCAATCGACAGGAAAACTGTTGTCGATGTGCATTATGTGGGGGCAACATTGTCAGGGGTGAACAAAGGCGGGGATGCAGGTGATGGTCTTTGTTATGATTTCATGAAGAATTAGCTCTGATGTCTGACGAGCATCTGTCTTTTCGCGATTGGCTTGAGACGCTTAGCGATACCGACAAGGGCGCTTTAGTCAAATCGCTGGACGGGTATCCTCTGGCGGCGCCGCAGGAAGGTCCGCAGGAGGCGGTTTTTTCCTGTCCAGCAGATGTTGTCGGATATGGCGGGGCGGCAGGCGGGGGCAAAAGCGCGCTTGCAGCTTTGCTTGCGATACATGAGCATGAGCGTTCAGTCGTATTTCGCAGGGAGTCAAAGCAGCTCAGTTCATGGATTGATGACCTGGTGCAGTTCAGCGGCACAGACAAGGGGCTGAACAGGCAAAGCGGCAGGTTCACTTACGACAGTCCTTCCGGGCGCAAGATTATCGAGTGGGGCGGTCTGAAAGAGCCGACTGACTGGGTAACGTGGCGCGGACGCCCGCATGACCTTATAGTGGTGGAAGAGGCGACCGAGGTTCCGTTTGCCCAGTATAAGAAGGTGATCGCATGGAATCGGTCGACCAAGCCCGGGCAAAGATGCCGAATACTGCTGACGTTCAATCCGCCTGGCGCTCCGGATGAGGAGGCGGGCGAGGGTTCTGATGCGGTAATAAGCGGCGGGCGCTGGATAATCGACTATCTCGCGCCGTGGCTTGATGAGCGCCATCCTGACCCGGCACAGCCTGGCGAGCTGAGATATTTCTACCGCGATTCAAAAGGGATTGAGCGGGAGAAGAAAAACCCGATTCCGGAGCCGGTAACCTTCGTCGGCAGGGACGGGACGGAGCAGACCATGTTCCAGAAGCCGCAGTCGAGAACTTTCATCCCCGCCCTTATCGACGATAACAAGTACCTGCGCGACACCTCTTACAAGCATCACCTGATGTCGCTTGAGGAGCCGTTTCGCTCGCAGATGCTGATGGGGGATTTCAGAAGCGGGATTGTGGATGAGCCGTATCAGGTTCTGAGCGGCAAGTGGGTTGATGAGGCGATGGAGCGGTGGGAGGACAGGCGTCTTATCGAGATGCAAAAGCCGATGTGCGCGATTGGCATTGACGTTTCAAGGGGCGGCTCCAACGAAACGGTTTTCGCTCGCAGGCGCGAGTTTTTCTGGGAGGAGCTTGTGCGCATGTCGGGCGAGGAGTCTGACAGCGGCGCGAAGGTTGCCGCAAGGGCGACCGAAATTCGCAGGGACGGGGCAGACCTTTGTGTTGACGTCGTGGGCGTGGGTTCTTCTGCCTATGACTTTCTCGACGCAAGCAATCAGAATCCGCATGCGGTCATATCCCAAAAGCAGGAGGGCATCCCTCAGCCGGACCCGGTTTTGAAATGCATGAACCTGAGGGCGTCGCTTTGGTGGACGATGAGAAGGCTGCTGAATCCGGAAAACGGATACGAGCCGTGCCTGCCGAAAGACAAGCGGCTGAGGTCTGAACTGGTTGCGCCGAAATACAGGTACGAAGGGGGGAAAATCAAGATTGAGGCGAAAGATGATGTAATCAGGCGTCTCGGTTTCTCTACTGACAGGGCGGATGCTGTAATATACTCATTGCTGAATCTTGAAGATGCGGGTTACGCATCCAGGATTTTTGGCTGGGACTGGTGGAAAGACTCGCATGAAGAAAACCGATGGCAAGGACGATCCCGCGGGGGTTGGATGGCAGGATAAATGGTAAATTCTCCTGAAAAGCAGTATCAAACGGCGCAAGGCTTATCCGAGGCCGACAAGCCTCATCGCGGGTCCAAGTCTCCCAAAAGCGAAAAGTGGACAGAGCGCGGGGACGACCTGCTGCTCAAGTCGATGGTGCGCAACGTTGACTCCTCGGCGAGGTACTGGGATCGGGTGTATCAGCGGGCGCGCAAGGATATTGACTTTGCCTATTACGAGCAGTGGCCGCAGGATGCCCGCATGCAGCGGGAGAATCTTTCACGCCCGGTGCTGCAGCCAAACATTATTCCCCAGTATATCAACCGCATTGCAGGCGCTATGCGGCAGACGAAGTTTTCCATGCATGTGCAGCAGGTCGGCGGACCTTCAGGCGTGGGCATAACGGAAATGGGCACCAAGATTCCGTTTTCTGAAGTGATGGAGGGGCTGATAAGGGATATTGAGGCAAAATCCCATGCGCACATGGCGTACAGCCGCGCCGGTCAGCATGCGGTAGAGGGGTCTATCGGCTGGCTGAGGGTGAAGCTGATTACATCACCGCTTGATCCATTCAATGCTGAAGTGAGAATCCAGCACCTCAAGGACAGGTTTTCTGTAGTGATGGATCACCTTGCCGAAATGCCGAATCTTCAGGATTCCAACTACGGGTTCATCGGCAGGTGGATGAACATTGATGATTTCAAGGAAAAGTGGCCGCACACGGTTGAGGGCGGCCAGAGCGGCTCGCTGCAGGATTTCGGGGTGTCTACCCAAACCTCTCGCTGGTATAACAAGGACGACTCGATTATGGTTGGGGAGTATTACTGGAAAGAGCCGGTGCGCAGGAAGAAAATCAGGCTGATCGATACTGAAAGCGGTCGGGAGCTGGTTCTTGACCACGATGAGAACAAGGCCATACTCGACGAGCTTCAGCTGAGCGGGTTTCGCAAGACTGCCGAGACCGAAATTGATGATTACGATGTGAAGGTAATCCTGTGTACGGCAAAGCACGTGCTTGAGGGTCCTTTTTTATGGCCGGGCAAGACGATACCGATTGTTCCGGTCGTAGGCAGACAGGTTGACCTGGGAGACGATACTGACTACCAGGCGATTCACAGAAACTCTTTCGACTCGCAGATTATGTTCAATTACATGTCGAGCGCGGCAATCGAGCGGGTTGCGGATGCGCCGAGCTCTCCCTGGCTGGTGGCGCTTCAGTCGATGAAGGGGGTTGACAATATTTGGGATGATGCGAACGTAACGCACCGAAAGGTTATGCCGTACAAGCATGAGGATAATGTTCCGCCGCCGCAGAGAATACCTGGCGCTGAGGTGCCGCAGGCCGAGATTGCGCTTACGCAGCTTTTCCAGCACAACCTGATGCAGGGAATCGGCCTGTATGAGGCGAATCTCGGGGCCAAGTCGAATGAGACTTCTGGAGTTGCGATACAGCAAAGGCAGATGGCTGGCGAGTATGGCGCTACCGAGTTCATTGACAACCTTGCCTACGCCATCGAGACTCTCGGGGATATTTGCTGTGAGATTCTGCCGAAAGTTTATTCAAACACGAAGATGCGCCGGCTGGTCATGGCAGACAACGCACAGGTTGATATTATTCTCAACAAGGTGGCGATTGATGAGGAAACCCAGACCGAACACACGATTAACAACATTGGCCTTGCTCGATTCGCTTCCAAGTCCACTGCAGGCCCGTCGATGACTTCGCAGAGGTCTGAGGTCGTGCATTTTCTAACCGAGCTGTCAAAAGCCAATCCTGCCGTGCTGAACATCATGCCGGATCTTCTGGTGAAATATATGGATATGCCTGGAGGCTCCATCATGGAGCGAAGGCTGCGCCATCTCGTGCCGCGTCATCTGCTAAGCCCGGAAGAACAAGAAGATATGCCGCCGCCTGAACCGACTCCGGCTGAACAGGTGGAGATGATGAAGGCCGAAAGCGATGGCATAAAAGCGCAGTCCGGCATAGAGATTGCGAAACTCCAGGTCGAGCAGCAGCAGGTTCGTCTCGAGCAGGAAGAGGTTCGGCTTGAAAGAGAGAAGCATGAGTTTGCCGAGGGCGAGATGGCTGCCGACAGGGAAAGGGAAGCTGAGGAGTCGAAAGAGTCACAGGTTGATGATGAGTCGCTGGAAAAGAAAATAACAGCGATTGCAAAGAAGGTTCTTGCGCAAAGCAGGGCTGAAGACAAGGTCAGAGAGTCACAAGCCAAGGGGAGTTCAAGATGAGTGATGAGACAGGAACGGATCAGGTCAAGCAAACCATAGATCAGAATCGCCCGGAGCCGGCGGCGGATGATGCATTCGCTGCGTTTGAGAAAATGGCGAATGAGGCAAGGCCGGATGCGCCGAGTCCGTTTGATTTTCATAAGCGAAGCAGCTCCGAAAGCGCTGCGCAGGAAGATGACAAGCCAAAGCGACAGCGCGATGCAAAGGGCAGGTTTATCAAGAAAGATGATGAAGAGCCGCCGGACAAAGGTCCCGCTGCGCCGGAACTCAACCGCCCGAATGACAGTTTCGACAAGGAGCAGCTCGACTCTATGGGCAAGTTCAAGAGTCGGCTGGAGCGCGAAAAACGCAAGCAGGAAGCGAAGGACAAAAAGATAGAGGAGTTAAACGCAGAGATTGAGTCGCTGAAGAAGCGCGCAGGCGCACAGGATAATCAAGGCGGTGCAAGCGAAGATGATCCGGGAGCCGCGCAGTCGGGCAGCGATGGCGGACCCATGCCTGAGCCGAAGCGGGAGGACTTTGCTGATGGCGAGGATGGAGAGGAAGCGTATCTCGATGCAATGTTGGACTGGTATGAACAGGAGGATGCTGAAGATGAACAGGGTAAAACACAAGCGAAAGACAGTCAGGGGCAAGAAGGGCAGGTGCAGGGGAAATCGGAAGGCGAACGCAAGGAAGACGCGCGGCTGACCGGACAGCAGGACGCAACCCGCATGATGTGGGATGACATATTGGAAGTGCTGGACGAAGCTGAAGGTGAGGGCGTAAGCGAAACCCTTGTTGAAGACCTTGACACCGGTCTGAAGGAAGGCAAGCTGCTTCTCACTGAGTCGATGGTGGAGTGGCTGCTTGACAATGAAGAGGATGCTGCCCATGTGGTTCAGAAGATGATTGAGAAGCCGAGGCTTTCGAGAAAGGCGGCGCGCAGTGTCGGCGCAAGGCAAAGGCAGGTTCTTCAGGAGATTGCGGGCATGAGTCATACCGGCTCGGAAACCAATCAGGCTGCCAATCCAAGTCCCGACATCACGCAGACGCGGGGCGCGTCAAGGGCGCCCGGAAAGCCATTGGAGGATATGAGTTTCAGGGAGTTTGAGAACCATGCCAACAGTCGGGCTAAAGATCAGGGCGGAGGGTTTTACTTTTGACTTTAAAACACAGCTTGGATTATGGCTACAAGTGGCCAAGAAAAGACTGGTCAAAGATGCCCACGCTTTTGAGAAACAGCCCGAAAATAGGCAGGAATGAAAAATGCCCTTGCGGCAGCGGAAAAAAATATAAGAAATGCTGTTTGACAAAACAGCAAAAAATGTATTAACCTATAAAAAAGGTCGGCATCCGCCTTAAGCGATGGTCGGGGAAACCCGCATACGAATCCTGACTCGGTAAAGCTCAGGCGCCTTGGCAACTGCGTTAGTGTTGGTCGGGGAAACCCGCATACGAGCAGGCAGGCTCGGATTGGAACAATCTGCAGGATAACAGATTTTTTAACCAATTCGAGGGCTTCACTGTGCCAGATAGTTATTTCCAAGTTTCCGATCACGGAACAAATAAGGTTCTGACACCCCATGCGATGTCTCAGTACACGCTATGGAGGCTAAAGAACCAGCTACTATTCCCGCGTCTTGCGCGGAGAAATTTCGAGCCGATTTTCGCAGAGGATATTATCGGCGATCACGTATCGGTCAAGCGGCCATACTATGCGTTTATCGGCAAGGGACGCGTTATCACTGACGCCGACTTCAACAAGCTGGTAGACCAGTCTGTAGACATCAAGATCGATCAGCGTCCGAGAGGGGCGATGATGTTCAACGATGAAGAGCGGACAATGGACATCATGGACTTTGGCGACCGCTACTTGCAGTCGATGGTCGAAGAGATTGCTGAGCAATACGATATTGACGGCGGGCGGGAACTCGGCAACGGGTTCTTTATGAATGAGATCAGCTCTTCGAGTCTTGATTTCGACGGCGCGTCAAAAATCGCTCGGCAGGCCGTTGAGATGAGCATTCCGATTTCGAGCAACAACTATGCCATCCTGAACCCTTCAGATGTGGAGAGTCTGGGAGAAGCGCTGCAGGGATCGAACGCGGCAAACTCAAGGCCGGGGTTTGATATTCCGAGCGGAACTGTCGAGCAGTCTCGCATCAGGGAAGCTTACCAGGGCAAACTGAAACGTTACCACGTTTTCGAGTCGGTTCATATTCCTTACTACGAAACTGTGTCGCTTCATGCATCGGCTGCTCCGAAGGTTAATGCCCCGAGCGGTTATGTTGGAAGCGAGCTCCCGACTGATGGCTGGGGCAATAATGCACAGCAGATTCTCAAGAAAGGAAACATCATTCAGCTGGCTGGCGTGAATCAGGTCATGGTTCGTACCGGAACTGATGAGAAGCGGGAGACTGGCAGAGTTGCCTCTTTCGTGGTGACTGAAGATGTGAGCTGCAGCGCAAGCGGTGCGGCGACGATTCCGATTTATCCGGCAATTAACGACGGGACTCTGAACGTGAACGGCGTGGTCTACAAGGCCGGCAAAAACGTCAGCGCAAAGCCGGCAAACAATGCGGTTGTTACTGTGTTGGGAGCGGCTAAGGGTTCGGCAAAAAGACGCAAGCAGAGTGTTTTCTACAACAGGGATGCGCTTGAGTACATTCAGATCAGGCTTGTTGCGCCACAAAGCGCACTGCGGTCTGGCGTTTCTCATGATCCGGAATCCGGCGTCACCATCATGTTCCTTGAGGACTTTGTTCTCAAGACAGTTGAGACTCAGCTTCGTGCGGATGCGTTTTACGGGGTGAAAAACATCTATCCCGAAATTGGAATCCGATACATCGGAGAAGAGTTCTAAACTTTTACGGAGATTTTCAAAATGTCTAATTATGTGGAGGGGTGGTACTGGCACCCGGAAAATGCTGGTAGGGATGGCAGGCTGTTCAAGAAAGAAGACGGCGAGACTGTAGAAAGTCTTGCCGCTCGAGGATGGGTTGACAGTCCAAGCAAAATCGGCATGGACGTGTGGGGCGGTGACGATGCCATGTTTGAGAAGAAGGCTCGGGATGTCAAGGAAGGTTTTCTTCCTGCCATCGAAGAGACCGGCCGTTCGACTGAAGATATTGTTCGGGATGCTGTTGACAGGGCGCTCAGTGAAAAAACACTTGAGAACCAGAAACTTTTCGAGAGGATTCGTCAGCTCGAAAGCGCTCAGAAACAGGCGAGCATGAATGACGAGCGGCTGCAGGATGAGAAGTCTGATGCAAAAACTCAGCCTAAACCTGCGGCTGGAACGAGGCGTCGCAAGCTTCAGTCCAAAACCGAGGCTTCGTAACTCGACGTGACTGACCACACTTATTCGACAATCATCGAGCGAGCGCTTCTGGAGATCGGCGTCGTAGCCGGCGGCGAGACTCCAGAAGCGCACCTGCTTAATGAGGGTATGCTTCAGCTCAGGGAAATGCTTGACGCATGGTCGATTGAAGGGCTGCTGTCGCCCGGCACGGAGGATTATGAGATTGAGTTCGACGCTGACAACATAAGTTCAGTTCTCACAATAGGTCCCGTTGTCGATCCGTCTGATCCGCCGAGCATTAAGGCTGCCGACATTCCGTTTTCCATCATTCATATCGAGTATGGGACGAATGGCGAAACCTACCCTCTTTATCCGAGAAGCCCTGCAAATTTTCTGGACGATCAGCAGTATTTTGATGGCGGTTACGAGGGAAGTCCGATTTACTACTGGTATGAGCCTGACCATCCTTACGGAAAAATAAGGCTTAACTCATCGCCTGCATCGGGCGAATCCTTAACGGTAACGGTTAAGAAATATCTCATATCTGACGGTGTGGGACTGACTGACAATCCGCAGTTCCTGCGAGGGTATGAAAGAGCGATACGATTGAATCTTGCCGTTGAGATGGCTTCATCTAACGGCATTAAGGGCGGGCAGTTAAGTCCGCTTACCATCATGAACGCCAAAGATTCCAAGGTCGATCTCATGGCGGTCAATGTTCAGCGCAAAGGGCAGGCAAAAGTAGAGCTTGCAGCGTTGGGAAACTCAAGAAGACTGGGGGGAGCGTATGGGGAACATCACAACAGGGTTT